ATACTGATCCAATGGATGGTGGACTTGAAATGCCAGATGGTGGAGATGGTATCACACGTTATCCACAGGATGGTGCCGGTGGCGTAATACCACCAGAATCAATGCCAGATTATGAAGAGCCAGAAAAAGGAGAGGGATGATGAGTAAAGAAATGATTGATGCTATTATGAATAATGATAACATAGAGGCAGAGGATGCCTTTAAAAATACAATTGCACAGAAAGTTGGCGATGCGTTAGAAGTAAGGCGTGCTGAACTTGCTGGCACATTTGTAAAAGATGGAGTGGGGGCAAGTGAAGAGGATTGAGGAAATCTATGAATCTACAGTTGTAGAGAGAGATGAACATCGTAAATCCAAAGAGTACAAAAGGTTGTCTCCAAGGATGAAAAAGGCAGTCGATTTTATTTTCAGTAAAATGGACGCTAAACCTTCAGATTTCCTAAATACTTTTGAAAAAACTATAAAAGATGCGGCAAAACAGTTCAAAGTCAGAGAAAATGAACTAATGTCGTATTTTGAAAAAGAGATGCTTTCGATTTAAGGAGTTAGAGAATGGCAGTCGCAACGAGAACACTAAAAGATACAGTGGTTAACGCTCCTAAAGCTGGTGGTAAAGTAACTGTGTTAGTCACCTTTGATGACGAGACGAGTTCCAACAATACAATTCTAGATGCGTCTGGCCTTGACGGTCATGCTAATGGTGCAAAATTAGATATTCTAAGACTTTGGTGGGGTATCAACAATGGTGTTGATAATGACGATAAGAACTTTATGTTCATAGAATTTAAAGGTTCGTCATCTGATACACTTGCGATCAATCTCGCTGGGACTGGACATTATGATGGAACTGCTGGACCAATAACAAATAACGCAACAAATGCGGGTGCAACTTCTGGCGATCTTGAAGCAAGTTTTCGTGGAGCATCAGGATTTGTAATAATAGAATTACGAAAAGATGAGAACTTTACATCATAGGGGATAGACATGGAAACGGTAAAATTATTTTCTGAAGCCGTAGAAGAAGTAGAGTATATCTGCGAACAAAAAGAGAACGGCGACAAGAACTATAAAATCAAAGGTATCTTTATGCAAGCAGACGTAAAGAACCGAAATGGCCGTGTTTATCCTATGGAAGTTCTTGAAAGAGAAGTTGCAAAATACAATAAAAAGTTCGTCAACGAGAAACGTGCGTTTGGTGAACTTGGTCACCCAGAGGGACCAACCGTGAACCTCGAAAGAGTTTCACATATGATAACATCACTAAAACCAGATGGTAAAAATTTTATCGGTGAGGCAAAGATTATGTCTACACCGATGGGAGAAATCGTTAAAAATCTAATGGACGAGGGTGCCAAACTCGGAGTTTCCTCTAGAGGGATGGGAAGTCTAGTGCAAAAAAATGGTGCCAATTATGTGAGAGATGATTTTTACCTCGCAACTGCTGCTGACATTGTAGCAGACCCTTCCGCCCCTAATGCTTTCGTAGAGGGTATTATGGAAGGAAAAGAGTGGGTCTGGAATCATGGCGCTTTGGTAGAAGCACATGTTGCAGGGCTAAAAAAGGAATTTGACGTTAAACAGCGTCAAAGAAAGGCGAAACAAGAAGCACTAGAGTTCGCCAAATTCCTCAAAATGTTATAACTTATAAATAATATAATTACAAAAAGGAGAGACTCCATGTCCGAATTAGATAAAACCATTGAGGAACTTGAAGCAGAGGTTCTGGCGGAACTAGAAGAAGCCGCACACGATGCTCCTACTAAGGGAGCCGCTCCTGCTGAAAAGACTCAAAAAGTAAAACCTGATGGGGTTAACAAAGAAGAAGACGGTGGAAAAGCCGTTGTTGACCCAGAAGAAAAATCATCTCCCACAGATGTTGCAGCAAAAGGTGCAAAAGAAGTTGGTGGGGATGCACAACAGAAGGGTGAAGGAGCCCCAGAAAAAATGGCCAAACTCAAAAAAGTAAAAGAAGAAATCGACGGTTATACCGACGATGAAATCAGAGAACTTTGCCATTCTGAAGACCATGACTGCGCGGTAGTTGTGGAACACCCAGTTTGGGGCAAAGGTAAACCTCTTCATGCTTCTCATGCGATGCCTGACGAAAACGGTCACGTTGAGTGGTACGATGTTCAGTTTAAACATGGTATCGAAGAAAAAGTCATGGTAGAAGACATGGAAGTTATCGAAGAGGCACATCACGAAAAAATGGATATGCCTAAGACTAAAGGCGCTCTCATGGCGGCGATGAATAAAGAAATGAAACACATGAAGAAAGAACAACTTCGTGCTGCATATGAGGCGATGATGAATAAAGAAGATGCTCACGAATCTGCTGAAGACGCAGAGTTGAAGAAACTCAAGTCAGAAAAAGCAGAGATCGAAGAGAAGATCAAAGCAATTAGTGTTAAAGAAGACGTTGAAGCACTTGTGGAAGGTGAAGACCTTACAGAAGAGTTCAAAGAAAAAGCTGCAACAGTATTTGAAGCAGCAGTTAAGTCTAGAATTCGTAGTGAAATTGAGCGTATGGAAGAAGGTTACGTTGTTTCTCTTGAAGAAGCTACAGCAACAATCAAAGAAGAGTTGTCAGAGAAAGTTGATGACTACCTCGGATACGTTGTTGAACAGTGGATGCAAGAGAACGAGTTGGCAATTGATCGTGGCCTGAAGGGTGAAATTGCCGAGGACTTCATTGCTGGTCTAAAACAATTGTTTGAAGACCACTATATTGATGTTCCTGACGAGAAATATGACGTTCTAGAGGCTCAGGCTGAGAAGATCACTGAGCTTGAAGAAAAACTCAACGAAAAAATTGAAGAAAACGTTGAGAAGAAAAAAGTGGTAGAATCTCTGTCAAGAGAAAGAGCGATAGCAGAAGCGTGTTCTGACCTTGCTGAGACAGAAACAGAGAAGTTTGCTTCTCTTGTCGAAGATATAGAGTTCACAGATAAGGACTCTTTCGCAGAGAAACTTAGCACATTGAAGGAGAGCTACTTCCCTAAAACTGGTGGGGAAAGTTCTTTCGTAATTGATGATGATAATGGTGAAACTGCACAGGACATTGATACGACTGATACGATCAAATCGTATTTGTCGGCAATCAGTCGGTCAAAAAGTGCATAATTTATAAATAACTGTAGAAAAATAATAAGGAGAAACTACAATGTTTCAGACAGAACATCTACAAGAAAAGTGGCAGCCAGTCCTAGAACACCCCGATCTTCCAAAGATTGAGGATTCCTATCGCCGTGCAGTCACAACTGTTATCCTTGAGAACCAAGAGAAGGCTCTCAAAGAAGATCGTGCGTTCCTTTCGGAAGCCGCTCCTATCAACAGCACTGGTGGTTCGATTGATAATTGGGACCCAATCCTGATCTCTCTCGTTCGCCGTGCGATGCCAAACCTGATTGCGTATGACATCTGTGGTGTCCAGCCAATGACTGGTCCTACAGGTCTTATCTTCGCAATGCGCGCCTCGTTCCTGTCTTCGGACGGTGCAGAAGCGTTGGTTGACGAAGCTCTGCCTGGTAAGCAGGGTGCTTCTAACCAGAACGCCGCCGGTACAACTGGTGGTGGCGATGTTGGTGCTACAGAGACAAACCCTGCCGTTCTGAACGACAGTCCTTCTGCTGGTACTTACACATCTGCGACAGGTATGACAACGGCACAAGGTGAAGCGTTGGGTGATACATCCACAAACGCATTCGCTGAAATGGCGTTCTCCATCGACAAGTCAACCGTTACGGCGGTGACTCGTGCTCTGAAAGCAGAGTACACGATGGAACTCGCACAAGACCTCAAAGCGATCCACGGTTTGGACGCTGAGACGGAACTTGCGAATATCCTGTCTTCAGAAATTCTTGCTGAAATCAACCGTGAAGTTGTTCGTCGTGTTTATGTTGCTGCTGTTAAAGGCGCACAGGTTAACACAACGACTGCCGGTATCTTCGACTTGGATACAGACTCCAACGGACGTTGGTCAGTTGAAAAGTTCAAGGGTCTGATGTTTGGTATTGAGCGTGACGCCAATGCTATCGGTCAACAGACTCGTCGCGGTAAAGGTAACATGCTTCTTTGTTCTGCTGACGTTGCGTCTGCTCTGCAAATGGCTGGTATCCTTGACTATACCCCGGCTCTCAACAACAACTTGAATGTTGATGACACAACGACAACTTTTGCTGGTGTTCTTAACGGACGCTATAAAGTTTACGTTGACCCATATGCCGCTAACGTTGCTGCAAGTCAGTACTACGTTGTTGGTTATAAGGGAACATCACCTTATGACGCTGGTATGTTCTACTGCCCATACGTTCCATTGCAAATGGTTCGTGCGGTTGGTGAGAACACATTCCAACCAAAAATCGGGTTCAAGACTCGTTATGGAATGGCCGCCAACCCATTCGCACAAAATGCTGGTGCGGTTGCTGCTGGTGACACACAGAACACCGATGCGTCGATTGACGATG